CGTTTTGGTCAAAATCTTATAGGCATACATCACGGAGACGGTGCTAAGATGGCAAGCCTTCCCTTAATCATGGCGCAGGACAGGGCTGAAGATTGGGGAGAGACTACACACAGAGCGTGGTGGACAGGACATATTCACCACGAAACTGCAAAAGATTTTATAGGCGTTAAAGTTGAATCGTTTAGGATATTGGCCCCCGAGGATGCATGGGCTTCTGGGCAAGGCTACAGATCAATAAGTGATCAAAAAGCTATTATTTTGCATAGTAACCACGGTGAGGTAAGCCGACATACGGTTAACCCTGCAATGATTAATTTTTAATTTAGTTTTATGAAAGGATAGCAAATGTTAAAAACATTAGTAGTTTCAATATTTCTTATTTTTTTGGGAAGTAAAGCTGAAGCATTTGTAAAAGGACAATACATTTTTGTTGCTTATTTATGTAATAATTTGGAACCGTTGTTACGGATAGTGGCAGAAGATACTAGAAATACTGCTAAAGCATATTCATTGATGAAAGATCAGTTTTATGTAGGTAACTGCGTTAGTTTGCGCCCAATTGAATTAAAAATTAAAGAGGTTATTATAACTTACAAAGATTCTAATAGTAACAAAACTCAGCTACTTTCTTTAGACACAGGAAGTGCAGATTCTTTTATTGTTGCAGTTGTTCCAGAAGAATTTGGTATTTAGCTGTTAGCTAGATTTTCCAAAGCTTTGATCTTCTGATCTTGGCAAAACGCATTCTTTACATTCATAATTTAAATGCCAAGAAAGTTGGCGAGGTGTAGGTTCTCTTGAGCCGCAATGAGGGCATTGAAAGTTTTTCTGTGGCAATTCCTTAGTTACTCGACAAGTCATGCTCTTCTATTCCATTGCTTAGCGGCGGTGCCTTTAGACGGGAAGCCTTCAGTCTTTGGCATAAAACATTTTTGCCATTTATTCCGACATCTAACAAAGTAATAAATTCTATTATCTGCCGGGTTTTTGTGTTGATCACGTATACCTTCATCTCCACAAAAAGGACAACTTTTTAAATCTGCTTGCATTTATATTTCCTTTTTGTTTTTAACAAAAAAACATTGAGAATAAATATGCTTCATATATTTACGGCCTCTAAAAGTTCTTATTTTCTTAGCAACGTCGCGACATTCTAACTCTCTCTCAAACATGTGGTACTGAGATTCAATATCACGTTTTTCTGGATTCGTTTGCATCGTAATTAAGATCACAAGTAGCCACATTACTCTTCCCCCACTTTTTTACGTTGCTCTTCTTGCTTTAAAATGTGTCGGACGAGTTTGCTATGCTCTTCCCGGTGGATGCAGATCATAACTAAATCTGCATTTAAGGGTGCGTATCTAGCTGCCAAATCCTGGCAACCTTGGAAAGTGTCGGCGGCATCTATTGTTGTGATCGATGCCCCTAAAATTAATAGCCATGTTGGCATTACATATTCTCCAGCAACTTAGAAATATTTCTGATTTTCTTTCGGGTAGGGTTGCAGCTTGTGCCAACCCCCCGCCAGTTTCGGACGGTCTGGTAGTTTATGCCGATCTTTTTGGACATCCTTATCCACGTCCAATTCTTTTCTCGCTTCTTTTTTTCCAGTTTTAAAAGCAAATTGATTATTTCTTTTTTTGTTGCCTTTGTACCCTTTTCTTGCTCTAAATTTACACGTTTTTTAACTGGCTTGTTTTTCTGGTCAAACCTCCTGCCGCCGAGCAAACTTTCCCAACTTTGGCGAAAATTCTTTTCCCAGCCAAATTTGGTCATTCCATCTGCTTCAACTTTAATTGGAGACACAAAAATAGTATAAGCCATTATTTCATTCCCTTTACATTATTTATTAGAACATAGTGGCGTCTCTTTTTTGGAAACAACCATCTAAACCACCAGAATCTTCTCATCTTTCCTTCCTCGAAAGCATTATTTCCAGTTTTGCAAGTGCGTTCCAAGCCTCTTGCGCTAGATGGAGAAGTTCAGTCTCTCTATCTAGCTCGTTGACGTAACCTTCAAGAAGGTGACGGCCCTTTGCATCGTCGTACCTGTTAATGCCGTCGGGTACTGACCGCCACCCATGAGGCGTGTATTTATCAGCGCCATACGTAGTAACTTTTGCTACTTCTAGCAGAGCTTTGGCGAAACCTTCAAGCATTAGCCCAACTCTAGGCTTACCTTGATCTAACTTGGCTCCCGGTTCGTTCGGGTCTGTGCCATTAGGGTCTTTTTCTTCATTTTTAATGTATGCCATTTGAACCACCCGCTATTTCTTCATCTAAAAGACTTTTGGCTTTAGCCCTGCCAATTCCACTTAACTCTTGAAGGATGTCTAATCCACGGTGGTAATCATATGCACCAACTTTAATATTTTCATAGATTGCTTTAACGTAAGACATTTTCTCTCCCTTCCGTTCTTATTATTAAAATATGCTGATCTTTGTCAGCATCATATGAGCCTTCAACTACAAGGCCGTTTCTAAACATAACGCCTAGTTTAGTAGCCTTGTATGTTTTCTCTGAAACTGGGATTGCTTCATATTTGTTCATTTGAATTTCCCTTTTATTTACACTTGATGCCACTAATGTATGATGTATAATACATGCATGTCAACAGGAGAATTTTAATGAATTCAAAAAAAGCTGTTTTAAAAGAGCTTGAGGCTCTGATGAAAGAGAAAAATATAGCTAAGTCTACAGTGGGTCGTAAGATAACAGGCGACCCAGGTTTTGTGGACAGGTTACGTGACCCAGATACAGATATTCAGACTAAGACTTTAGATAGGGTCTGGAAATATATCTTGGAGCGGCGGGGGCAAATGAAACTCTTATGAGTGAAAAAGCTCTACAGAAGTATCTAATGCTCAGAGCTAAGACTGAGGGTGTGTATGCCAGGAAAATGCAAGCCGTTGGGCGGGTGGGGTTCCCAGATGTTCTTATTGCGTTCAAGGGTGTTGTTATCTTCATAGAACTTAAATCACCTACAGGTAAGGGTCGATTATCTGAGATGCAGATATGGGAACACACTCAGTTGCGCATGGCTGGTTGTGATGTCAGAATTATTTCAACTAAGGATGAAGTAGATAATGTTATCGCCTACATCACTGAAGTCTAAGCAAATCTCCGCTATTGAGCGGCTCTCTACTCACAGTGAGACTATCCTCATTGCTCCAACAGGTGAGGGCAAGACAATCATATGCCTTAGCGCGATTGTTGAGCGTAGCTCTGGCCCTATTATTGTTGCGTGTCCAGCTAAGGTGGTGCCTGTGTGGAAGAAAGAAGCCAGCAAATGGGAACACACAAAACATTTAGTAGTGAGGGAGTTGGTAGGTGGGCCAGAGGCACGATTCGAGCAGTTACATAAGCCCGCAGATATTTATGTTGTAAGCCTAAATAACCTAGACTGGTTGATCAGGCGTAAACATAAGTGTGTGGGTATAATTGTTGATGAACTCTCTAAGGCGTCTGGTAAACAAGCTCGATATTTAGCCGCTAAAGCGTGTCGAAAGAATTTAGCTTGGTTTGTTGGTATGACAGCCACACCAGTCAGTAATGATTGGCAAAAACTTTTTGGTATGACCAAGATCATAGATGGGGGTGCCGCTCTTGGGACAAATAAACATGGGTATCTACAGCGGTACTTTATGTCTGATTATATGGGGTACAACTGGACGCTGCGCGAGTTTGCAGAAAAAGCCATTATGAAGAAAATGGGTCATCTCCTTCATGTTATTGAAGACAAGAAAGAAGAAACATTACCCCCAATAACTCGTAAGATAATCCAATTCAAGATGCCTGATGCTACGCGCCAGTATTATAAGGAGATGAAAAAGACCATGATCTCTGAGGGTGTGACAGCAGCTAATAGCGCAGTGATGCAAGCTAAGTTGCGGCAGTTGGCCTCTGGGTTCATGTACGACGATATTGGTGAAGTGATTAAGTTTGACCGCCATCGTGTCAGACACGCTCGTAAATGGGTTAAGTCTTTAGATGGCGCTAGGGGGATTATTTTTTATGAGTTCGTTGAGCAATTAGCTATGTTGGTTAAGCTCATAAAAGGTTCAGTCACCTTGGTTGAAGACTTCAAAGCTGGAAAAGGCCAAATACTCCTTGCTCAGATAAACAGCCTCTCACACGGCGTAGATGGTCTACAGCACACCTGTAGTGACGCATTAATGCTCCATCCATTTTGGAGTAGGGACGCAGTGGAGCAAGCTGAAGGTAGGTTATGGCGCACAGGCGCAACTAAACCCGTGAGGATTAACACCTTAGTTTGTGGGGATTGTGTGGACGATCTAGTGTTAGATCGAGTTGAGGGTAAAGGCTCGTTTATGAAGGCGTTTATGCAACACCTACGGACTTAATAATCTCCTCAGTGACATCAACATACTTCTCATAGTCGATGTCGTTGGGGAACTCCCCTATCTCCATTATAGGTCGCGCACCATCTGACGTACTAACCTTATTACCATTGGCTTGATACGTTATCTTGTCACCGTCTGTTGACCATATGAACCGCACAACTTTACCTAAATATTCATCACGCCATACAGCGCCACCGTTGACCCTACGCACAGTTAAGAACTGTGTTATATCTCTACAAGCTCTCAGCGTGTCCAAGATGTCCACGCCGTCAGTTAAGTAAGCTATAGCTGCCTCGACGCATATATACGCCTGTGGGTTCTTCATCAACCCTGGCTCGGCGAACACACCTTTACCTTTTGCCCCGTATTCTGTAACCGCCAAGTAGTTGTTAACGTCACGGCTGTAGAGTGCCTTGTATCGCGTCTCCTCAAGGTTGAAGGCTGTGTCTAACTCCCATGCAAAGCATATGGAGTTGTACACATCGTAGAGGTCGTTGGGAATCAGAGACACAAAACCATCTGTGTTCGCAGACACA